GTGTCACGGGACGGGCGAAACATGCGATGGCGTTTGGTCATGGTGGCCGGGTCAAGCGGGTCTTTTCTGTGCAGCTCAACGCCTGTCCAGTCCGGTTTATGCCTCAGCCATGGCATAGCCCGCCCGTAGGCTTCCATTTCAAGGTCGGTTGGTTGGCCTTGCCCCCTTGATAGGGCGTGCTGCATCTGGTCTGCAAGGGCCTGCTTGTAGCGGGCCGCTTCGCGGGCTAACTGTAGCGATGCCTGGGTCGCGCCGGCCATGGCTACACCTCCTTTTTAAGTGCCTCTATTTCTTTTTGTTGGTCCTGCATAACGCCTATCATGCGGGCAATAATTGAAGCATAGTCAATGCCGATAGCTTGGCCGTCCGGGTCTTTTAGGACCGCGTCGGGCATAATCTCTTCGACTTCCTCGGCTATGAGCCCGGCAGCCTTCCGCTCGTCCTCAATCCATGTGAAAGATACGGGCCTGAGGGCGGTCACGTCGTTGGTCGATACACTAAGGGGTTCTATGTCGGACTTGTAGCGCCTGGATGACTTACCGTAGATGTTGGCTATAAACTCTCCAACATCGGTCAGCCCTTGGGTAATCCCCCGGGTTTGATCGCCCCTACTCCTTGTGCTGCTTATCTGTGCGGTAGAGGGCGTGTACCAATTTTGGAGCTGGTTCAGCCAATACTCGCGCGGTGCGCCGTACTGTTGCACTCCATACTCATTTTCGAGGGCTGCCCTCGCCATCATGGCCGTATTGTATTGGTCGAGGGCTCCTTGCTCCATGCCATAGCGTTGGGCGATGGCCGCGTTAGTCGCGTCTCCCATGGCTCGTGTGTAGGGTGTGCGTATGGTTTCCGCAATCAACTTTGACGCTGCCGGGTCGTCGCTCATCCCTATGGTCCGCAACCTGGCAAGCTCTCGGGCCTCCGCTGTTTGCATGTCTTCTTGAAGCGGTCGGATGGCCTGATCCTCAAGGGCGGTCTGAAATTTATTCCAATCGCCGGTTAGCCATCTGTAATCTGCAGGGGGTTTGTAGGGCGGGAAATCCCCCTTGGGGCCTGGCCCTAACGATTCCAGCATTATGCGCCATGTGTTTGCTAGTTCCCGCGGTTTTGCTGCAAGGGGTCGGCTCTGGGCTAGAGATTCGCTCTTGCTTCCACCTACTCCCGGCGCGCCCCAAAGCATCTCCCCTATGTTAAAACTAAAGCCCATGGGTTATCCCTCCTTATGCCAAAACTACCTCAACGGTTCCCGCGTCCGCGTCCTCATAAACAAGATGCACGCTGTCATCGTCGCTGTCAGACCAGACAAGAAGCTCTCCGCTGTCGGGCGTCGGTTGGGCTGCCTGCCTGACGCGCCTGGGGATGAGCTTGTCGGTCTGGATGAATTTTACTTCGTCGCCGTCCCAAAACTTGAGAACCTTCGCCGCGACCGTGGCGTTATTTACCCAAAGCGCAAAGCTCGTCGTTCCCCAATTCCCGGTCCCGGGGTCGCTGCCCTGGATTCCGAGAAACCAATCGAGGGCTGTGACGAGCTCCCGGATCTGCGCATCAACATCTGGGTCCCTGAAGGATCTAAGTTTTCTTGGGGCTCTTTGCAGCATCGATTAAAATAGTCCCTTCGTTGGTCAATCTGAGTATGCCCTTGTTCGCCTTATCGAGCTCCCGGAACACTGTTTTGAGCACGGGAACCAATGTTAAAACCGCATTCCGGGCCTTGTTGCTGTCCGCCTGTGCTCCCCTTAGTGCGCCCTCCTGGTACGGAATCATCTTGACTAAAAAATCAAGGACGTTCCAGGTTTCCGTTTTGATCACGGGGGGTCCTCCGGGGTTGTCTTTGCCCGATTCGATCTTAATATCTCGCGTAAGGACCTGGTTCATCGCCTTCAGGATGATGTTTCCTATGGCGGTTTCCACTTCCGGGTCGGCCAGAAGTCGTAAAAGCTCGGATTTCATGGTTATTTCCTTGGTCTCGGGAAATGTGGGGCTCATATTTCCATCACGCTCGACTTTCTCGAAGTAGTCCATGCTTTGCTATGCCGGCATGTCCGGGTATTGCATGGTTCCTATCGCCGCCGCCGGCCTCCAGGTGGCCGCCGTGGCGCCCGATCCTGCCGTACCTGAGATGCTTACTGAATGAGTATGGCCTGAAGATGCCACTATTACGTCCTCGCCGGCGCTGCCCGGGCCTTCCGTCGAGCTCGGGGTGCCGCTTGTTCCTGACCCTGAGAAGCTATGGGTGTGGTTCGGTTGTGTCCACGTTCCGCCCTCAGTCCCGCCGTTAGCGTTGTACGCCTGCGCGCCGCCCTTGATAGCCAAAACCGCGTCCGTGACTGTGGCATCGACTACCCAAAACGTGGTAGCCGTGTTCTTGTACACCCATTGCTTGTGATTGCCGTCGCCGCATAGGAGCCCTAAAGTGCCGCCGCCGCTCTCGCGCCATATGACGGGGATCGACTCGGACCCGCCGTCGCCCTCCATCGCGGAGTAATGGATCTCGTTGGCTCCCGGTGTTTGCGCGCTGGCCTGCTCAGGCACCTCTACATATCCCTGCCCTCCCGTGATGGCGTCCGCGTTGTCCTTGACCTGCATGTCGAGAGCGTCAAGGCTGGCCGTCGTTGCCTCATCGTCCGTGACATAGTTTTGCTCGGTGAATTCCTGGCCGCCTATCGCATCGAATAACTGGTCAAAGTTGGTATTGACCTGACTGGCCTGGGCCGTTGTGCCGCTCGTAAACGTATGGGTTTTGGTTAGCGCCATCGGATTGGCTCCTTTGGTGTGTATTCGAGGATGAAAGGATGAATTTGTAAATCATCGGTTGTGTCCTTGCTGATCGTCACCTTGGCCCGGGTCCCGTTCATTTTGGTAAAGCGAACTTTCTTTGTTCCCACATAATCGCCGGTCCAGTTTTTCTCGTCCCACTTTCCCGTACCCCAGATCAAGGCCATGGCCGGGGTGTACGTCGGTGTGGTCTTCGCCTTACTTCGTGTCTGAAAATCCAGATCAAGGGCAACTTGAAGGGCGCCCGTCGCTTTGGCCGGGACGTAGACCCTGCTAAAATTCTTCGTGGCAATCGGGAGACCGCAATCCGTGTATCCCCATGCGAGCTCTGCCGCTATGTTCGTGTCTGCGTCATCGTAGCCGGTCACCTCGTAGATGTAGCCGGTCGAGCTGCCAAAATACAATTTACCAGCGCTGCCCTCCTCGTCATCCACTGCCATGGCCGTGATGGTAAGGCCCGTGTACGTCGTGTGGGGGAACCATGTATTACCGTCCGGGCTGATCTGTGGCATGTTCAGAAAAAAAACATAAATAATGGGCGTGGCCGCGTCGGGAAACGAAAGAAGGTATTTCGCTGTTTTCGGGTGGTAGGCCGCCACTCCCGCGTCACGGTCTGACCTCCCGAGGGTTAGGACCTCGGTTCTGCATGTGTCCCTGGTGATGTCGTTGAAAATAAGGAGGGTTCTGGGGTCGTAGTAGATTACGCCCTTGTTTCCCAGCCAAATGACAGCCTCTCGCGTCCTGGCGCCTGTAAGCCTACCGATTTGCCCTATCTCCTCGGATAGCCACTCCTCTGCAAAATTATAGATGGAACTACCGTGTAAAAGCACTGTGGACCTGCTGCGCCTGCAAAGGATGGCCTGGTGAATGACATCCATTCCCATGATTTGCTGCCCGTCCTGCTCTCGTATCCGCCTAAAATTGGTTGCGGTCCATGCTGTGGGGTCGTCGTTGTCCGAGTAAGGGACCCGGCTTTCATAGGTCGTCGTATCCCGGGCAGTGAAAAGGATTTCATCGAGGACACAACCGTCCGTGCTGTCGGGGGCGTCGGCGTCGCCGTCCTGGACCTGCGCCCATGTGTTGGTCGATCCGATATAACTGAACATCCCCGTACCGTTAAAGGCCCACGCCTTATCTTTCCATGTGACCCATTTAAGGGGCGTGTTCCCTGGCCTGTCTCCCGCCGCTCCCACCTCCGTCCATGCGCCGGTCGTGAGGGTCAGCTTGCCCACCTTACCGTTGACCTGCACCATGCAGTATTTCGTCCCGGTCGAACCTTGGGTATAGAAATGGATACTTTCGATGTCGGCGCCGCTTTCGAGGGCCGTGCTGTTGAGGGCGTCCACTCCTGGTCGGAGCTGCGCAATGCCTTCGAGGGATATGTCGAGGTTTTTGAGCTCGACGCATTGGTCGGGCCTGATCCCACTGCCTCCCTGCTGGGCCTGGCCGCGCTCTCTTTGCTGTAGGCGGGCCATATTCTCGGACCATTCGACGTTCCGGCCTCCGAGAAAGCTCGGGGGGCCTTCGGTTATGCCTATGAGTTGGTCGCTTGCGCCCATACTACAGCCCCCATGCCTCCGTCCCTTGTGGTAGCGGGTTCCACGTGGAACTAAGCGCCATAAGGCTATCCATGGCCCGCGTAAAGAGCACATCCCATGTGCCGCCCTTCACCCTCACATCGAATTCCGCCATTTTCACAAGGGTTCCGTAAACAAGCGCGATGTGCCCGTTTGTCGGGATCTGGGGAACATCGCCTGCGTTGGTCAATGTTCCTAGCCTCTTCTCAAACCAATACCGGAAAGTGTAGGCCGCGTCCGGTAAAGGAAACCATATTAGCCTGTCTATTTGACCGCCCGTCGTCTGGTAGGTTTTTTCGTGGATGTACCTATAGGGTCGTTCGGTGTTGGTTGTGCTCCAAAATATGTCGGGCTTGGCCTCGAGCTCATCAACATCTATCCGTTTCGCCGGATACCATGTGTCGCTTTGCTGCACGCTGACTGCAAGGATTCTTTCGATTTCTTTGTCGGTCGTCTCGAGGGTGGTCTTGCGGGTGTCGGCTGTTGTGCTCAGGGTGGCGTCATAATCATAAAGCCACCGGGGGGGCGGGCTCATGGCCCGGAAATGGGCAAGGATGTCGTCGTAGGTCAAGACAATGGCCGTCTTGATAATACCTAAAACTTCTGGGTCATCGTCGTCACACAGGCTCTGCACGTATGTCCAAATGGTCTCATACGTGAGATGTCCGGCCTGAATGGCCCGTCTTAATACAAAATCCATGGCGCGCCCCCGTTTTTATAAGGGGCGGGACCGTTACTCGCTCTCGCGTCGGTACTCTCCTCTAGACCGGTCCCGCCCGCTGCTTAGGGTTAATGCTACTTTTCCGGGATATGGAATCCCTTGACCCACATTCGAAACACGGGGGTCGCGCCTGACCATGGCGTTTTGGCCGCTTCGACGGGGGTATAGACCGTCATGTCTATGGTGTCGCTATTGGTTTGGTATGGGCTCGCGCCCTTTGTTGAAAAGTACGGCCCCATGTTATGCGTAAACGTGCCGGCCGCTGGGCTGGCCCCACTCACAAGGCCCTTTAGGCCCGTATACTGCCAAACGCTTGCGCCGCTGGTAGCCGTGGATAGGTCAATAAACGGGACGCCTGCAGCCGTGTTGTCATTGCCGACATACCCATCAATATCCGCGCCGTCGCCCACCTCGCCGGATACGCCGCTATTCACTGCCGCCGTATCCACGATGATCCCAATCTCCATGATAATCGTGTCTTTGGGGATTGTAAACAGTCGCACTACGTCGTTGTTCGAGACGCCTGACCCGCCTTTAAGGGTGGCCGCTCCGAAATCAAACTTGCGCGCCTGGTAAAACGGGACCCTGGCCTGCGTACCGGGATCATAGCCTGACTGCGAGAGTATATGATCGCCCGTCACGAAATCGGATAATGTTGCCGCCTTACCCTGGCCGCTCAAGCCAATAAGTATGATCGCTGCTACCGCAAGAACGGGTATGATCAGAAACCATGCCTCTTTTGTGGCTTTTCTTATTTTCTCCATGTCTCTATCCTCCTGACATTAGGTTGCTTATGCAAAATTCTGATACTGAGGTCGGTCGTCCTTAAAGAGCTCCCTTTCCGCCTGCTCGCCGCTCGATGCGACCTGCAAAGCCCTGACTACGGACTTTTTCGACTGGCACATCTCAAACACTTCCCGTAAAAGAGGAATCTGCCTCTTGTCGCCCTCGAGGAAGCTAAAGCGCCGGTCAACAACCATCTTCCCGCGTTTGCGCTTGCTGTACGAATACAAAAGCTGTGCCCTGACGCTGTGGTCCGGCAGGATCGCATAATAACCGGGCCTGCCGGGCCATACTTTGTCGAATACAACATCCGTCATGGCCTGCGGCTTTCGCTCATAGCTCATGACTACCTTGGAAAAAGGCACGGTCCTTATCTTGCGATACGCGCAAAACATCACTGCGACCGTCGGAAAAGTCCACGTTTCCCGCTCCTCAATCCATTCAAGGAGGTCCTTATGTTCCATCTGCGTCCGAATGCGGGCAATGTCCCGCGTGGCCGGGTCAATCTGCACCTGCATCCGGGTCGGGTCAATGTACCGCCTCACGCGAATGTATTCAATTAAGCCCTCGCGCTCAATGGCGTCGAGAAGCAAGGGGCGCGGATACACCCGCTGCTGAATGATGCGTGAGTCGTAGTCATAGAAAGGGTGCTGCTGTTGGACCTGTAGCATGGAGACATCAAGGTCGCTTGCCTCTCCCTCCAGGTCCTCAAAGGTTAAAAAGTCCATCTTCTTGGCGATGGGGTCGGAGAACGGGGCTGGCGCTTCGTGCTCCAGGCTCGCCTCCTTTTTAGCGTCTTTCTTGGCCTTCGCCTCCTTCTTCGCCTTGGCGGGCGCTTTCTTTTCGGCGCTCGCCTCGACCTTTTCCTGCTGTTCCCTCGCCTCATCGATGGGATCTTTTACGGCGCTCTCAGCCATGCTTTATCACTCCTTGTTAAAGGTTAGGTGCTTTCGGTAATGGTGGTCGCGTAGGTGCGGGCCATCTGACACGCGCTGTCCTCGGAATTGAAGGTCAGCTTGGTCCACCCGTAAATAGCTCCTACGCACGCGCCGGGACTGTTGTCATAGTCGAACAACTTTTCAACCCAAATACGCTTTTTCGCATACCCAAGGGCGCCGGCGTGGGCTCCCATAAACAGGTTGCTTGCGCCCGGCTGATCGCCTCCCGCGCCCCAAGTGGTTGCGGTCGAGACGTGCCTGTGTGTGTGAATCACTGCCCCGTCCCAATAGAAGTTGGCGCGGGTGAAAAGCGGGTTTTTCGAGCCTCTCGGCATTGCCTGCTCGAGAAAATCCTGAATACCGCCCGAACTGGCCGCCGTCTGCTTAAAATCGTAGCCTGCGCTGATTGACGCGACCACCACCCATACTTCTACACCGTCCACCATGACCGGCATAATCTCGGGGGTCACGCTCTGCGCGTTGGCTACCAGTTTACTAACGACGGTCGTTGTCAGCTTGCTCGAGCTCGTAATGTCTGAGGTCGCTGTCGAAGTGCCGCCGTAGAACACCCTGGTAGGCGATGAGGACATGGCCGTGAAGCCGTCTTGATCAATCTTGTTCGCCATCCAGTTTTTGAGGATGCTTTTTACATACTTCCTCAGTTTTGCCGCCGCTCGCTGCTCTGTCATTCTCCCCTCGAGCCTGACGGCGTTTCGCACCTGATCGACGATGAGGGCATCGTCGTAAGTGTCCATTTCCTCTTCGCTGTCCTCCATCTGATTATCGCCGCTCACTCCTGCGTTATCGAGCTCCTGCACGTTGCCGAGATAAATCGTGTCTCCCTGCTGTGCCTGAAGATCGCGCCGCAACCAGATAGGGTAGGCGCTCGGGTCCTCGCCAACAAAGCCGTGCCTCGAAAAATAGGACCTGTCAATAGACGAATCAATCCAGTCTTTCGAGTAGATTTTGGCCGTCAACGGGTCGTTCGTGCCAAATGCGGTTATCATAGCTAATCCTCCTTGCTGTCTGGGTTTACTACCAACCCCTCTTTGCAAGGATCTCGCGGGCCTTCCTGCCTGTCTCGGCGTCGGGCGGGTTGTCGTAGAGCTCGGACAGTTGCTCGTCGGTCTTGTCTTCGAGGCTGCCGCCCATCTCTCCGCTTGTGTTCGCGCCCTTCGCCGGGGGCTTATTGTCTCCCGCGTGTTTCAAGAGCCCTTTCGCTCCTTCTTCCCTGGCCGCCTTTAACTTGGTCTCTAACTGCTCGTCGGAAAGATGGTGCTTAGCTCCTTTCATTTCATACGCAAGGCGGGGGTTGAAAATTCCCATGTCCTCGGCGGGCTTCAGAAACTCGTCACGAAAGGCGTCGTTATACTGGCCCTTGTCGTCGAAATACTTGCTTTTATCGTCTCCAAGGGCCTCTATGACGTTATCGAGTTCCTTTCGGATGTAGTCACCGACTGCCCTGTCCGCCGCCGTGTCCGCCTGCCTGGCTGGGGCGTTGCTCATTGCAAGAATTTTCTGTCTCACATCGGGCAGGAGTTCCTTGTGAATGTCGGGGTACTCCTGCTTGAGCTCGGCCATGGACCAGCCGGCGTATCGCGCGTACATGGGATGTTCCATGAAGGCTCCAACGTCCGTGATGTCGTCGGGGCCTTGGGGTATGTCGCCTCGTCCCTGCTCTAAGGGGGATCGTGTCTCTTTTCTGCCCACTTGTTCGACCAGGTTGGTTACGGTCGCCGCGAGCGCCTTAATGTCTGCGCTCGAGCCTGCGTCCTTTCTGGCTCGCTCGAGCCGGTCCTTAATGATCGTGTCGAGCTCGGCCTGTGTTTTCGGAAAGCCTGCGGGTGTTTCTTCCGCCGGCTTCGCGCCTGCCGCCTTACCCCCGGTATCAGGTTTTTCTCCGTCCTTATCCGGGTCCTCGGCTGGCTCCTTACCTGAGAGGATCTGGGCCGCCTCTTCGGGACTTACCTCGTCGTTTTCGTCGTTGTGCGTTTCCTCTGGGTCCAGGTTGTCGATGCCTGGCACTATCAAGTTGTCCACGTAAGCCTCCTATTTTATTAGGGGTTTTGTTTCCCCTTGGGTCGGTGGCAAGGACGGGGCGAAAAAAAGGGCCTAGTGAGCGTGGGCTGCCCACTAGGCCCTTAAATTCCTTTGGTTCGGATACCTGGCCGGGTATCCTCTCCCCGTCATGCCGTTATTTTTAGGCCGCTGTCGCGGCTGCGCTACTCGTCTTTTACCCTCCTTCGGGCCATGGCTTTCACCTTGGCTTCGCAGTGCTCCATAAGGCGGTCCCAAGCCCTCTCGAACCGGGCAACTATGCGGTCGATTTTGCCTGGCAATTTTGGGAAAATGCCCGCATGATTGTAGTATTCCTCGCGGATAAACGCGCCGATCATGCGCTTTACGTCGTCATCGTCCCAGCGCGCGATTGCCTCAGACGTCTCTCCCGGCTTTCGACGAGTGGCACCCACGAAGAGGTCGTAGACATACTCACCCAAGCGAAAGTCTATCTCGCTTGGTTGGGCTTCTGGAAGTTCGGCTATCTTTAGGTTGTCAGCCATCCTGATTCCCTCCTATCGGTTCCTTAATCGTGTATCGCTCTCGCGTTGGTATAGCTTGCCCCGGCTGTCTCGGAGTTGCCGGTTTTCCATCTCGAACCAGAGGTCTTTCGGTTCGTCTACATATACCAAATGGTTTGACTGCCATTTACCACTTTTAGAAAACTCAAGCTCATGCATGTACTGATGCAGCGGGCCACTGCCACTTGTTATCGTGTATGATTTAGATATGACCTCCTGCGATGCTATCGCTCCGTCGGCTGCGGTCAATAGATTAAAGACCTCCTCACCGGCAACGTAAGCCTGGCCAACCTTGAAAGCTGCGGCAACCACAGGCACTTCCGTGCTCCCACTAAACCAAACCCTGTTGAAAGCAAACAGGGTGTCCCCGCTGACATCCCCGCCCTGAAGGTAAGGCGTTGTCCCCGCCGTTCCCGCTGTGTAATCTGCCACGACAAGGAACTCGGAGGTCCCTGACGGGTCTTTTACAAGATCGCTCCTGTTGAGGACGACGGACACACCCGATTCCAGCTCAGTATCTTTATCCCCCACAAAAACAGCGAACGGGTACTTCACGTTAATTATACCATCTGACCCCCCTTGCCAGTAGATCCAACCAGGCATAGCTGATTTAAGATTGACAATATTCGCAACGCCATCAAAGCTTGCATGGCAATACAGTCTCGTAATGTCAAGCATAAAAATATTTTCGATTTCAACCGTTACCCCTACTCCATGCTGGAAATAAAACGCATTATATGCATGCATCAAGTTTGTGTTGTTGATGCCTCCACCGGAACCCGACTCTCCAAACCGAACTATTGGACCATATAGACCATTGAAATCAACATGATTTATATCCATCGAACCTTTAGCTCTATTAATACCAAAGTGACTATTGCTAATGCTGCATGAATACATATTATCTTCAGCCGTATGCAAGGCAACACATTTTCTGTTGTTTATTGGTGCTCCTTCTGGAAATAGCAAATGACAATCGTAGATGTTAAAAACTGAATTTGATTCTTGCCTGAAAGCATATGTAAGCCAGTGCCCTGTAGCATTTATGATCGTCCAGTTTATCCCGTCATAGCCGTATTTGTCTGTTGTATCGCCCTTGCCAAACGTGCAATTTGCTCCCGATTGAACGTCCCAAAAGATATCACCGAGGGCAGATAGGACCCCCTCCCTTACTATGATATTCTTCTTGACTCCAACGAACCACGAGCCATTTAGTAGCCGCACCTTACAATCAAAAGCATATGTCCTGCTTCCATGATCCCAGACAACCCCCCACTGATCCTGTGTAACCTGAATTGTGCCATCGGCCCAACCTGTGCAGTCAATGTCTGTTATTGTTCGCCACTTAGTCACTCCGCTATTGTAAGTGCTGGTCCCGCTTGCCGAAACATCTATATTATCTACTCGAACTACGCCGTCCCAATCCGTGCCAGTGACATCAAGGGTGTCGCCCGCTCCGGTAGTCGCGCCATTCAAAACGAAGTTTATAGGGATAGCGCGGGCCTCAACAGGCCTCACCTGATAGGTCAGCGTATGGTTGATGCCACACGCCTCGGCAGCCAATAGCTCCGCTGACCCCGCACGGTCTTCCGTGGAAAAATCAGCAAACCCGGCAGGTGCTATCTCAGTATAGCCTGCCACGGAGATCTTGCTCGTGGCCTCGTCATACGTCATTCCTGCATCTACCCCAGGAGAGGTAAGTAAGATAAATATCAGGCTCAACAGGAGCGCGTACATCTATACTCCCTAACGAAGAACATACTCGTGGATTTTACATGCTTCAGGATCAGCTTCTATGTCTGCAAGGGCGGCGTTGAAGATCACCTTGATTCGTGCCAGTGTTACCTTCAGCTCAGAATAATCATCAGTCAGTAAAGGGGCGTATGTAATACACTCATCCCTAACGCTCTCAATGCCTGCTATCGTGCGCTGAACTGCCCCGATCATGCCGATAGCCACCTTTGCCGGTGTGGGCTTGTCTGTGTCCGTGTATGCGGTATCCATCTCTTCCATCGGCCCCGCCGTTGCCCATGCTGCAAGGGCAATCAGGGCAGCTACCGCCAATCCTATCCCGAATCTCATAGCACCCTCCTCATGTAAGCGCCGGCCAATCAAGGGCCGCGCAAGCCGCCTCGTCGTCAACCGCGCCCGTCAATGGCCCCTGGACATCCACCTCGAGGCCGTCGGCGTCGTAAATGTGCCGCCACACGCTCCATGTCTCATCTGCAAGGGCCGCGTCAACGGCGGTGTTTCTCCCTACATAAATTTGCAGGCCGTCGGCATCATAATACCGCCTGCGCCTCTTGTACTTATCCTGCACATCGACAACATGCAAGGCGCCCGTGTCCGGGTCGCCCCTGACATGGTAAAACCTGTCCAGGTCGTCTTGGTCCCTGAAAAAGATCCCGCTTCGTTGCACGTTGTCGGTTTCGTAGTTGGGCATTTAATTTGCCAGGTCGGTATGCTCTCCCCATACAAAGCCAACGCTAATCTCATTGTTCGCTGCACGGGATTCCGCGATGACCTCCGTGATAAACGCGCCAAAGAGTTTGCCCTGATGGAGCAGGGCATCCTCTATGTCAACCGTTGCAATCATGCGCGTGCTTGCCTCTATCCGTGGATGATGAAATGATGTACCATTGTAAAATTGCGGCCATGTCACTTGCCCAATACCGACAACCTCCTCATCGTGGGCTGCAAGGGCTATTCCGCCGGCAACCAAGAGCAAAATAAATAATGCTGCTAATTTTTTCATGGGCTTACCCTCCCCTTAAATTCCTCTCATGGCCCTATCCAGCTTATTCTTAACTTCCGCAAGCTGGGCCGCGTGTGCGATTTTCATCACTTCCTTTTCAGCGTCCGCCTCTTTGTCCTGCTCTATAAGGTCGTCCTTCAGCTTCTTGTTTTCCTGGTCCAGTTTTTGGGATGTTTCTATAAGCTGCTTATTATCCTCGGTCACCTTCATAAGTTCCTGCGTGGTCTGCCGCAACTTGGATTTGCGTTTCTTGAGGGCCGCCTTTCCGGCATACGGAAAAGCCTCGATCACGGCGTCGGCATCGAGCACGGCGTCGGGATGAATTGGTGTTGTCGCAAGCTCCATGCGGAGCTCTGTCTCCGCTATGTCGCTCGATGATAGGCTTGAGCCGGGCTTGACTTCCACGTCCCAATTCATCAGGTCCACGGGGTTTTTTTCATCTTGAAGTTTCGCCAAACCCTCCTGGATCTCCTGTTTTAGTATGGGCTGGTTGGTCATCGGGTCGCGGATCATCTCCCCGGAAGCGGGGTCTTTCTCGTAATCCTCATCTTCCAGGAGCGATTCCCAATACATCGGGGGCTGATATTTAAGCTGCATGGCAACCGTAGCAACTGCGAGCTGCCTCCATGCCGCGTCCATGTTAATCTGGAAGTAACTGGAGCCTTCAAGGCCGGTCTCTTTCAAAAGAAGCTGCAGCTTGCCTGACATCTGCTGGAATTCGGCCTCCCCTTTAAGGGCCGGCGTAAACTGCCATGCCGCGTCAACCTCTTTGTCCGCCTTTTCTTCGAGGAGAAAAACCCTGCCGAGATCCGGTGTCACGGGAAATAGCGGTTGGGGGACTTCCTCGGGCGTCTGCGCTCTGTGCGTGAGGATTTCGCGGGGGCGGGTGATTTTCTTCCGCCACTCGTCCACATCAATGACGGCTTCCTTTGCCATGATTGGGCTGCCCAATGTGCTGGAAACCACGGCCATGGACTGACCACGCCTTTTGCTGGCCTCCTGAAGGGCCGGGCGGGCATAAAAAAGGTTGCCGCGATTATAAGCCTTGTCACTCGGAATATTTGGGATATTGATTAGGCCGTCAACCGGCTTTCCCCTGTGGTCCGTTCCGTGCGGGTCGGTTTTTCGCTCGACAACCTTCTTTCCCACAATAAGCAAGTATTGAAGCTCCTCGTAAACAACCTTAATGGTTCCTTCCGCTTCGTCGTCCGGCTTGACTTGCTGGAGTTCTGCCTCTACCAGCTTGCGCGTCTCGCTGTACCTGTGGAGCTCATGATATTCGATTTCCCAGACAACCTGGCTCCATTCCTTTTTCGGGTCCAGGGCGTCACCCTCGGCCTGCTCGGGATCGGTGTAACTGCCGCCTGCCTTGCTGTCCGCGGTCATGGCTTTAATGGTCGTCCAGTCGTCGTCTGTGGGCTGGTAGTGCATTTCTGCGCTGTCGAGTCCGTAAATATTTTTCGCTTCCGTTTCTGAAATTTTACGGGCCTTGATGATAAAGGCGCCGCCTGAATCGAGATAGATGCTATCCGGGTTTACCCTCTCTATCACTATACGGTTCTGCACGCCGTTGTATCGCTGCGGGAACACATCAAGCCATCCGTCACCTTTTTTTACCGAATCGAGGACAGCAAGATTAGCCGTTTTGTTGGCCGTGTTATTTTTCCAAATTTTCTGGAAGTCTCGCTTGAGGAGCGTTGCTACGCCGATGTCGCCGCCTCCACCCACGGGCTGTGCTGACATCTCGGGCCTGGAGGCCGTCATAATACTAGCGTACCTGATAGAGTTGATCGCGCCCTTGTTCGTCTTAACGACGGGGATGTCCTGCTCTTCGAGCGTTTTTTCTTCAGCCTCAGTGAACGGCTTCCCGTCCCATGCTCTGGTCGCCGCCTCGGCTTCTTCCTTCCATGTCTTTCGGTCTTTGTGGTCGCGGGCGTAGATGAAGGCGCGGTATACGGCCTGGGTGGCTTTGTCGTCGTCGCTGAAAATTTTTCGGTCCATTAATGCACCTTCTCCGGCACCTGCACGGTTAGCGCCTTGCTGATATACCCTGGGGGTTTCACGCCGTCTCCCTCGTACACCTTTTTGATGATCGGCATAATTGCCTCGAACTGCGCCTCAGTCATGACGTTTCGTTTCTCCATAAGTTGCTTGACAAAGCCGTCCGGGGGAAACCACGTTGCGATTAGGCGGATTTTGGGTCGCCTGCCCTGGTATGGCGGGTGCTCGATAAGCGGGTCCGTTCTGGGCGCGTAGTGCGTCTCGCCGTCGCTCAAAACAATGTCCATCACGCCGTCCCATATTTCGGCGGGGATCTCCATGGGGCAATAATCATCGCTGCCAAGGGTGACCACCTTGTCGAATTGACCAAGATCCCACATGATAATATTTGCCCCTACAATTACGTTTTCATGCTTCACGTAGTATCCGCCCGGGCTTTTCTTGAACCTCTCGGGCTCATAGATCCGTTCATGTGGCGTGCCGGGGCTCTGCCCGAAAAACCAGTTTTCGACGGCCTCAACGTGGGCGTCCATGGCAACGAGCTTATCTTCGAGGGTGGCTACTCTCATCAGCTTTCAAGCTCCTCCTGCCCGTACCGGTCGATTGCTTCAAAGGTTTTGCGGAACTTGGTATCAGACACAATCTTATGCTGACCGTCTGCGGTTACAAACCAATCGCCCACGTTGCCGATCTCGCCTTCGAGCTCAATTTCATGGGTCAGCCTGACGGCACTTGCAAACACCTCAACCTTTCGCTTAAATACTGGCATTATCCGGGCTCTCCTATCTTGAGGTCCGTCCTGACCGCTTTAATCGCCATGGTAACCCGGTATACCCCGGGATGGCCAGTATTGAGCCAATCCTGAAAGAATGCGCCGTCGAGCAAGATCGAGGGGGTCAGAATTGCGCCGTGCTCGCCCTTCTCCCGGATGTCAAGCCTCGCGGTTTTAACCTCCCGGCCTGCAGGTTTCTGGTCGGGACCTACCTTCACGCCTGCCCCGACGTGGTTCAGGGTAAGCTCTGCTACGACCTCCAGTTCCTGGGTTCCTTCTTTTCCTCTGGTTCCGTACGTCGCTTGTTCCTCTGACATATTTCCCTCCTTACGTTACGTTCCGATGTCTGCAATGTTATAAACTTCCGCGCCCTGCTTAAAGGTGCGGTCCCTCCATCCGTCGTCGGGTGCCCGTACGATCTCCTTGGGTGGCGGCAGTGCCCGGTGGATCTGTTCTTCGATCATCATACACATGACACAATCGTCCCAGCTGTCACCGGACCCGGCAAGGCGTTGCTTCTCGTCCTTGACGAATGTTGACATCTCGACGACTGTCTGCCTGTGCCACATGCCAATTTTCCTACGGTCGAGCTGATGGCAAACATCCACTGCCATGGTTTTCTTGTTCTCGTGGGTGGTTTCCCATCCCCATTTATTCGTACTCTCGCGTGTCGTCTTGTCATAGGTCCGCCGCACATAAATATTATTGTAAACCTTCCTCAGTGCCTTCAGGCCCGCGTAACCGTACCCTCCGTTGACTTCCGGGCCGAGCATCGCGCCGTGATAGAATTTGCCCACGAGGGCCATGGCCTGGCTTGTCTCTGCGGGGTCTTTTGTCCTGCTCCTCCATATCGCTACCCTGTCGTTCCGTTCGCGGTCCCTGATTCCTCCCACGTTCCAGTCTCCGTGGGGCAAACCCTCTGCGTAGTCTATCGCGCCGCAATATCGGTCTATCCAATTTCCCTTTGCAGGCCAGCGCCAAATCTCTAGCTCGCCTGCCGGGTCTTCGACAAAATATATTCCGTTGCTCTCATATAGCCATGCAAGGGGCCGCTTTGCGGATAGTCGGCCCGCTCTTCCTTTGACACATTGTTTGAGGTACGCTGCAATGGTGTCTTTGTTGAAGACCATCCCGGCTGCAGCCACGAAATCCCGGTTAACATTGATCGCAAGGTCTTGAGGGGTCCGCCGCGCCTCTTGCTCCTCGTACCATTCCTCGTCCTTGTGCGGATGAAGGTCCCACGGTAGGTCAATAATTTTGCATTGCTGTTTCGTGACGAGGTCAGCGTACTTACACCCAAGACCACGCTCAGAGGGAGTAGAGAGAGCAATTCTACAAGGCGTGATGTCAGAAGCCGCGTCCCAAGCTTTGTAATCCTGTTTCCATCTCGAAAACTCGTCATACAGGACCGCCATTTTCCGCCCGCCGACTCCAAAGTTTTCTGAAGTAGCTTCTCCCACAATACTATTGCCGTGCTCAGGGTTATGAAGCACGCAAAAATGATCGTGCAGGCGAGCATCAAAGCCATCAGGCCAAAGCCACTCAGGGTGTCGATAATGAAAGAACCGGAGCTTTTCAAAAAGCGAATCCATGTCGCCTTTTTTGTCAACATAGTCCTCCTTGCGGCTACCGACGCGGAAATCCCAGCCCTTAGTCCTCCACAGCCAATAGAGGACTGCGAGTGCTGTAACAGTCCCGGCCATGTCTCGGCTTTTATGGATCGCCACGTCATAGCCCTCCGTAATTGCCCTGACGAGATCCAGGGCGTAGCTGTCTTGAAAATCCCATGTGATGAGGGGCTTAACGGGGGGGTACTCGCGGGGCTCGTAGGTCCAGAAGAAGAGATTGAAAGCCCAGAGCATGTCGTCGTGGTACCGTTCGGTGAGATATTTTCTGAGTTTCGCGTCTTTCTTTGCACGTCCAAGATATTTGCACCTGGTTAAAAGATTAGTGGTTGTATCTTTGGGGTATTCGCCCGTTTGTGCAATAGTCCGTCATCTCCTTTTCCGTAAACTCATCATAGGGCAGGGTAGGCCCTTTCGCTTCCTTGTCCGTGGTGATCTGGATGTCAACAGAGCTGTCGGCGTCGATCATCCCGAGCATTTGAGCGACGGCCCGGGCCGCATTGAATTGGGTGGCGCTGTCTTCGAGGCCCATGCTGTATTGCCAGCCGGCCTCCTTATCGTACTGCGCCTTGGTTTTCTTCGCCTCCATGAGGGCCGCAAACTTCTCGGCCACTCGTTTCTTCGTCACTCCTGCGCGTTGAAAAGTCTTCGCTGTGAGCTCTCTGACTTTAGCCTTTGCTATGGCTGCCGCTGTATATTTATCGGTCGTCATTGCCTAGAGCGTATCACAATCACAACGTATGCAGCAAGCGACATATGATGACAAAGGGGGGGCAAACTGTTTTTTCGTGGTTAGTTAAGCAGCCTGTCCTCAAAGGGGGTCATGCACTCAAAATCTTCGATAAATTCCAATCGTTTTGGTTTTCGCAACTTAACTATCGCACGCTTTTCGATTTGCCTAACCCTCTCTTTTGTGATCCCTAAAATCCCTCCAATTTTATCCAGCGACCTCGGGGCTTTTGCTACATCAAGGACGCAGCTCTCCGCATGACGAGCAATACACCTAATGTTTCGGGGGCCGGCAGAAAAAAGCAACGCAAATATTTCCTTATCGCTTTTCGCAAGCAGCTCGGTCGCGTCCGCTTTCGGCGTGTAGCACCAAAGGATGTGATGCTTACATCTTACCCATGGGCATGGGCGAAAACCCTTCTCGCAATCCTTACGTTTTTTAGGGGCGCGTCCTGTCATTCCGGTATCTTAATCAGGCCCTCGCGCACCTTTTCGTGATAATAGCAATACTTAGAGCTCGCAAGAGAGGTTGGTTGGTTACACTGAATCCCGGATTTCCACGTTGCCTGGCATTGCGCCCGGTGCTTTGCGGTAAGTAAGAGCTCAAACTCGAGCTTGATAAAATTATCAAAAACCTCATCCTCCTCGACAATTCGGAGCCCATCTTCGGTGTATTCGTTTTTATCGTCCCGCATTAACCTTGTCCTCCTCCAAAGCCTCGCTATACTCGACCAGCCACTGGTTCAACTCAAACCCGAACGCTGCGGGCCTACCGCCTGGCGTGCGATAGATCGGCATCGGCAACCTGGCATACCATCGTTGTACGGTCCTCGGGTCTACTCCCAAGTGCTTCCCTATGTCCTTCCATCCGACGATCCATGGCGCGGAATCATTCATTCAGCGTGGTCGTGCGATTATAATCTGTTTTTGATATGTCGTGTGGTTTTTTTTTGTCTTTACAATAACCACAAACCCAACACCCGAACATATCCATATCTGACTCCCAGGCAGTGTTGCAAACTGGACAAAAACAAGGCTTCATTTATTCCCC